TCGTGCATTCCAAGACAGTCAACGACCACGTAGACCTTGGAATGGTGACCGCAAACCTAGAGGTGAATACCAAGGCCGAAATAACGATTATAATCGTAGCGGCAGCGGTAACAATAACTATCGTCAACGCAATGACAATTTTTCTCGTTGATTTAGAATCAGTTGAAACAAGGTACACGGGTCAATGGAAGACTCATGTACCTGCTCTTTTGCGAAAGGCAGGACACAATGTCAACATTATATCGGGTCCTAGCGATATTCCTAGCGCCACTACTCCTGGTGCATTTCTCAACTTTGGGGGCACTAATATCTATAAGGCAAACCAAGTTGAACAGCTTGGAAGACTTTTTTGTGCAGGATCCGTCAAGGCTGGCGATCATTTTATCTTTACTGACGCTTGGCATCCAGGCATCATTAACCTAAAGTACATGAGTGAACTACTGGGTATTCCAGTAGTTACACACGGCTTATGGCATGCCGGTAGTTATGATCCTCAAGACTTCCTTGGCCGCCTTGTTGGGGATAAGCCTTGGGTAAGACATGCGGAGAAGAGTTTCTTTGCGGCATTTGATCACAACTACTTTGCTACACAATTTCATATAGAGATGTTCTGCAAAAATCTTTTAGAAGAAACTCTAGAAGATACTGTACAAGAATTTGTCGAAGAAGGTAAAATTGTGCGCAGTGGTTGGCCTATGGAGTATATGGAAAATACATTGCTGATGTATAAGAACATGCCTAAGCGTGATCTTATCTTATTCCCGCATCGTATTGCTCCTGAGAAACAGGTAGATATCTTCCGCGACCTAAAACAATATCTACCGCAATATGAATTTGTAGTGTGCCAAGATCAACAGCTGACCAAGAACGAATATCATAATCTTCTAGGAGAAGCTAAACTGGTGTTCAGTGCTAACCTACAAGAAACACTAGGTATTAGTTGGTACGAAGGTGCATTGGTAAATGCTATTCCTATGATGCCAGATAGACTAAGCTACAGTGAAATGGCTTTTGATTCGTTCAAGTATCCTAGCGAATGGACAGAAAGCTATAGTGCATATGAGGCACATAGGCCAGAAGTCTGTAACAAGATCATGCAATACATGAATTGTTATGAAAAGTTCTTACCAAGCCTAAATAAACAGGTATATGAATTAAAAGAACACTTCTTCAGTTGTAACAAACTGTTAGAGATGTTAAAATAACTAATATGTCATCCACGACATTAACTCGGAGAAATTTAATTGACAGAATCGTTAACATATAAAAATATACTTGCAGGCGCAGAACAGCAAGGTGATGACAACAAAGATTATAAAGAAGCATACTTAGGCGATCATATTCGTTTTAAGATGAAGCGTGAAGGCAAGCGTTTCTGGGCTGGCGATAATATTAGCGACTATCTGTATGAAGGCGATATAGAACGACTAATTGATGAGGCAACTCCAGCATTTGAACAGGTGCTAGATAAGTTGCTTATCGATCGTGAAAACGATCCTAATAGCAAAGGCACAGCCCGTCGATTAGCTAAAATGTACTTCAACGAAATAATGGCAGGAAGATATGAACACGCACCAGACGCAACAGCTTTCCCAAATGATTCAGCAGACCGATACGAAGGAATGCTTGTGGTTAGAAGTGAGTTACGAAGTATGTGTAGTCATCATCACCAGCCTGTATCTGGTGTTGCTTATATTGGCATCATTGCAGCCAACAAACTTATTGGCCTTAGTAAGTACACTCGTATTGCTCAGTGGTGTGCTCGTCGTGGTACACTACAAGAAGAACTATGTAATGACATTGCTAGAGAAATTAGCAAAGCTACTGACAGCGAAAATGTAGCAGTCTATGTACAGGCAGTTCACGGTTGTTGTGAGAATCGCGGCATTATGGCACACTCTAGTCTTACACAGACCACTGTACTCAAAGGCACATTCAAAGACGATCCCCACACAAAGAAAGAGTTCTTTGACAATATTAAACTACAACAGGAGTTTGCACCAAGATGAGAAAACAATTAATTGAAGCCAGTAAGCAGCATTACCAAGCACACATTGAGAAACATCGTGTTAATATAGAGGTTATGCTAAACAATCCTACAGCCATACCCGAACACAGCGATATCATGACAGCTATTGAAAAAGAAGTTGCAGTGATAGCGGATTTTATGGATAAACTTGAAGTAATGGAAAAATATTTTAAGGAATAATATGGAAACGGCTAAAGATATTTCTGATAATCTTATGCACCGGATAAAACATCTACAGGAATTTGTTGTAGAACGAGATTGGGATTTAATACCCACAGGCGTGATAAAATACAACATTCAACATACTGTAGGACATCCTGCAAGAATATTTGTTCATGCCATGACACAAGAAGAAGCTGAACGGCAAGTCGACGATTGGTTCGGAGAGGCTATAGAATGATCAAACCGTTGCGTGATGACTTAATGGTTCAACAACAGGTAGATGATGATTGGCAGCATTTTGTTGGTGTTATTATGCTTAATCAAACTGGTAGAAAATCTGTAAAGACCTGTCTTCCTGAATTCTTGTATTGGTTCCCCACTCCACATACGTTACTTGCTGCCGAAGAGGCGTTTGTAAAAAGCATTATCAAACCACTAGGAATGGTTAATGTACGGTATACTCGTTTACTCAAAATGAGCCAAGACTATTTGTCTTGGGACGGCGTCGATGCTACAATGTTATATGGAATAGGAAAGTACGGATCAGATAGTTACGAAATATTCTACAAGCACAATTACACCGTAGTACCAACTGATAAAGAATTAAAACGCTATCTAGAGGAAGAGATTTTCGATGTTGTTGAAACTGCTTGAAAGACTGGATCGAAAACGCATCATTTATGATCGGGTCAATAACGAACCGTATCTTGAACGTTATTATCTTTTTTTGAAAGAGCGTAATCGATTTCCTTTTAACGTATTTTTACATAAATTTTTAAAAGGCGACCCAGATGATGTCCACGATCATCCTTGGCCCTATGCCACATTGATTTTAAAAGGTGGATACTATGAATGGATTCCAGAATTTGATAAAGACGGTAAAGTGCTTCGCGAGATACAAAAGTGGCGAGGTCCAGGTCATTTTCGTATTTGTAGCTCTAATAGTTATCACAGGATTGAGTTGAAACCAGGAATTACAGCTTGGACTCTTTTTATGCCAGGGCAGCAGAAACAGGAATGGGGATTTTTAGTCAACAACAAATGGATACAACACGAGCAGTACTTGAAAGAACGATATGAAAAAGCACATAATTGATTACACAGAATTTAAAAATTTAGTCAGCGAAATTTGCAGACAAATTTCAAAAGACAACTGGAGACCAGATTATATTGTAGGCATCAGTCGAGGGGGATTGTTGCCTGCTGTTATGATCAGTCACTATTTTAACATTTCTATGAAACCACTACAGGTCAGCCTCCGAGATAATATCGAAACTGTCAGTGATCTGGGAATGGCTGAAGATGCATTTGATGGCAAGAATATTTTAGTAGTCGACGATATTAATGATCAAGGTACTACATTAAATTGGATTATGCAGGACTGGCCTAGTGGTTGCTTTCCCTACGACGAACGCTGGGAACACGTTTGGGGTGGCAATGTTAGATTTGCCGTGGTAGTTGACAATCTAGCTAGCCAATGTAGTGTTGGAATGAACTACTGGGGTATGGAAGTTAATAAAGTCGAAGAAGATGTATGGGTTGATTTCCCTTACGAGGAATGGTGGAAATGATCAATACTGTTATGTTGACTCAACCGGCAGATATCAACGAAAGTTCTGCACCGTGGACTGATCTAGTAGAAGAAGATTTTCACGTAAAGATATTTAAAGACAAGTATCCCGTAACTGAAGGCCATTTATTATTTGTGCCTAAATACAATACTGTAGGCGTGTTAATGGATGCTTTTGAAGATGCTGTACGTGACGGAATTAAAAGAGTCATTAGCGGGGAATGGGATGGCTTTAATGTAGGCCTAAACTATGGCCCGGCGGCTGGGCAGACTGTAGAATGGCCACACGTTCATCTTATTCCAAGACGTACAGGTGATATGGAAGATCCTACAGGCGGAGTTCGTCACGTGATACCAGAAAAAGGAAATTATCGGAAATGAAAAAAATACTAGCAATTTTAATCACTGGTATGGCTACTGTATTGGCTGTTCTTTATTGGGGTGAGCCCGAAAGTTTTGGTTGGATAGTTGCAGTTACTGGCTGGATTGACAAGTGTTTTGACAAGGAATGAAAAATGATTAAAACAGGTACAAGATGGTGGGCCGGAGAAGGCAAAAAATTTATTATTCTTGCCTTAGTAGAAGAAGATAAAAATATTTGGGTGCATTATCGAGATGACCAAGGCAATCCTCCTAGAGAATATAGTTGTTATCTAGAAAGTTTTTTACAAAGATTTAGACAGTTACCCGAATGAGTACTGAAGTTATTGTTCCCTGGCACTCCGGCCAAGACGGTTTTTGGTGGAATGAAACCTGCGCTATGGTCATTGAAGTGTTTGGATTGCCTGGCAATCGATTTCGATACAGTCCCGAGACGGACAAGATGACATTTTATTTTAACACAGAAGAGGACGCTTTTATATGCAAGATGTTACTGAGCGACAGAATCGCAACTCCTGGACCTTAACCGTTGATGAAGATCCAGAAACTGGAGATGCCATACTCCAATTTCCTCCAGACCTACTAGAACAAGCAGGTTGGAAAGAAGGAGACACATTGGAATGGAAGGATCGGGGAGATGGTTCTTGGTCTTTAGAGAAAAAGAGTGTATAATAAACTATGAGTAAAATTAAAATCGCAGAGCTGTTTTACAGCATTCAAGGTGAAGGCCGCTATATGGGTGTGCCTAGTGTGTTCTTACGCACATTTGGTTGTAACTTTAAATGTGCAGGTTTTGGTATGCCTAGAGGCGAACTAAGCACAGAAGTTGAATCTATTGCTGAACGCATCACTGAATTTAAAGTCTATGAAGAACTTCCGTTGGTTAGTACTGGTTGCGATAGTTATGCTTCTTGGGATCCACGTTTTAAGGACCTTAGTCCTATGCTTACATCAGACGCCATTGCAGACAGAATCATGGAGATACTGCCCTTCAATGAGTGGAAGGACGAGCATCTAGTTATTACAGGCGGCGAACCCTTGCTAGGTTGGCAACGAGCTTATCCAGAGTTGTTAGATCATCCCAAGATGGCAGGTCTTAAAGAAATTACCTTTGAAACAAATGGTACTCAAAAACTTACTCCAGAGTTTAAAGAATATTTGAGGAAGTGGCAGATGAGAACTTATCACCATGGTGGACCTGTATGTGAAATCACATTCTCAGTAAGTGCTAAACTTCCTTGTAGCGGTGAGTCTTGGGAAGATGCCATTAAACCAGAAATTGTTTGCGAATACGAACAAGTTGGCACAGCCTATTTGAAATTTGTTATTGCTACAGAAAAAGACTTTGCCGATGCAGAATGTGCTATTGCTGCGTATCGTAAGGCAGGATTTACAGGACACGTTTATCTAATGCCTGTGGGCGGAGTGGAAAGTGTTTACGCATTAAACAATCGCATAGTAGCGGATCTAGCAATGAAAAAAGGGTTGCGTTACAGTGATAGATTGCAGGTGCCATTGTTTAAAAATGAGTGGGGGACTTAAAATGAAAATTGCTATATTTGATAAAAAATATTGGGATATGTTTTCTGATTATCTTCTAGAAAATATAGATCTTGATATAGAACTAAAAGATGGAAAGTATACAAAATTAATTTTTAAAAACGAACCAGACTGTATGATGTTCTGTTTAAAATGGGGAAACTATGTTCGCAAAGTTATTTAAACGTCTAACTGGTATAGACAAGTTAGAAAAAACCATTGCAGACGCTGAATCTAGATTAGAAAAAGCTGTAGACAATACCGCAACTCATCAAAGAGAAGCTGAACGTGCTAGACAAGAAGCCGAGAAGGCAAAAGAAGCAGAAGAAATTGCCAAATTAACGCCAAAAGATCGTGCAACCAAATTAAAAGAACCCTGGGTAGGTGTTCTCAATACGCATATTAACAAAGATAATGTACGCAACGGGTTTTTTGAGCTTGACTGGAATGACCATTTTGTGTTAAAATTAAAGCAAGAGGGATATGGTTTTGACGGAGATAACGACGAAGAAATTGTAGATCGATGGTTCCGTGAACTCTGTGCTAATGTAGTAGTTGACGGAGATTTTGGAGGCGCTGTTAATACCGGCGTTATTGATATTCAAAGTGTAAAAAGAAACAATAAATGACTTATATTTTAGTAGATACAGCAAACACATTTTTTCGTGCTAGACACGTTATCAACGGTGACGCTGATATCAAACTAGGTATGGCTTTTCACATTACTCTCAACAGTATTAAAAAGGCCTGGCAAGACTTTGGCGGCAGTCACGTGGTATTCTGCCTAGAGGGACGTAGCTGGCGCAAAGATCATTATGCTCCCTATAAGCGCAATCGTTCTGATGCTCGTGCCGCACACAACGAAAGAGAGCAAGAAGAAGAACGTGTATTTTGGGAAGCATTTGATACATTTAAAGAATTTGTAACAGAAAAGACCAACTGCACAGTCTTGCAAAATTCTCAGCTAGAAGCAGATGACTTAATTGCAGGTTGGATTCAAAGTCATCCAAACGATAATCACGTGATCATCAGCACAGACACAGATTTTGTACAGCTCATTGCACCAAATGTCAAACAATATAATGGCGTTACCGAAACCACAATCACACACGAAGGCTACTTTGATAAAAAGAATCAGCACGTCATTGATAAAAAAACTAACTTGCCAAAAGTCGCTCCGGACCCCCAGTGGCTACTCTTTGAGAAATGTATGCGAGGCGATACCTCAGACAATGTATTCTCTGCATATCCGGGAGTACGGGAAAAAGGCACAAAGAATAAGATTGGTCTCCGTGAAGCCTACGGTGATCGAGACTCAAA